TCAGTGGGGATGCTGCGACGGCGCCGGACCAAGAGCCGGGCGCGGAGTGCGGGTCGGCCCGTCACCGCCCACGAGATCGGCGTCCGTGAGCGGCGGAGCTTTCCACACCAAGGTCACGCCGTGCTCGGGGCAGTGGGCCCCGGTCTCGTCCTCGAACGGAAAGTCGTGCTGGCCCGTGGCGCAGATCGTCACCGTGCCGACTCCGCTTCAGCAAGCGTTGCGCCGAAGCGCTCCAGTAGCCATTCGCAGTCCACCGTGTGCTGTCTGACCTGCACATGGGCGGCCAGTGCTCCGGCGCAGAGGCTTTCTTCGGCCTCGTTTCCGATCCGGTGGAGGCGCGTGGCGAGGGTGTACCACTCCTGGCTTCCACGCCACACCTGATCGGCGTACGCCTGAGCCGCCGGCAGCAGCAATCCGATGTGCCCCCGGAGGTCAGCGAGGACCGTGGACAGGTCTTCGCGCTTGCTCGGCTCGTTCCCTATCCGGTGCGCGCGCTCAATGGTGATTCGGATGTCTTCGGCCGTGGTGGTCCCGCTCTCTCTCACGGCTGGGTCCTCACAGAGTGAGGCGTGGGGAGGAGCAGCTCGGCCAGGCGGTCGCGGAGCAGCTCGGCCTCGCGCCGCGACAGCACGAGCGGCGCAACCGCCAGGAGACGGTCAATGCTGAGAAGGCGCAGTGGCACGCGTACCTCACCGGTCGTCAGATCGGTGGTCGGTAAGGCGCGCTCCGGCGACGCGTGCGAGATCGCGGCAGACATGAAAGCCCCCTACGGGTCAGGTCCAAACGGACCGTCACCGTAGGGGGCACGGCTGATCAGAAGGGGGACAGATTGTCCCCCCACCCCAATCCGCCCCTCTTACCCGGCGGTAGAGACGCCGACTGCCTCGGCCAGTTGTGCTGTCTCCGCACGCATGGAACGGGGCGCCTGCCTCCACAGATCCGAGGCAACGGTGCGCGCGGACGGGGTGTATGCGAGCGTCTCGATACTGATCTCGCGCGCCTTCTGCATCACGTGCAGAGCCGCCGTCCGGTCCCCCCGCTGCATGTGCCCGCGCGCGACTTCCACCCACAGACGGGCACGCCGCTCCAGCGACGGCATGACATCAGGGTCAAGGTCGTCAGCCACGTTGAGTGCCTGCCGTGAATGCTTCAAGTCCACCTCCACGCTGACCTGGTGGAAGTCCACGTTGGCCCGCCCAAAGACAGTGGACGGATGAACGTACGAGATTGGGAGAGACTTGGCGACCTGGTCGCCCGCGTCCCAGTATCGCCACGCGTCTCCGTCCCGGCCGTCCCTCGCGCTCGTCACCGCGGCGTGGAGTTGGAGTGCCCCGTAGATCCCACGCCAGTCGTCCGGCGCCGTGCTGAGGTGGGGGCGGATCAGGTCGGCGGCCTCCGTGACTACGCGCAGAGCCTCCTCCGGGTATGCGGTCTCCCGCAGGATGTTGCCCATGTTCCACGCTGCCGCAGCGATAGCCGCTGGATGATCGGCCATCTGCGCCGCGGACAGCGCCCGGTCCGCCACCACCCACGCTAGTTCCGCAGGGGCTACGTACGCGGTCGCCTGGCCGGTGAGCCGGTAGACGTCAGAGAGAGCGACATGCGCGGCCCGCCGGTCCTCGCCTTCAAGAGCGCGGGCAGCGCCGTCCGCTTCCCGGATGAGCGAGGGGAGAAGAGCGCTGACCTCAGTGCGCTGATGGCCGGAGGTGTGCCACAGTTGCCATGCCTGATCGATGCGGGCCTGGAGGGCGACGACGGAAACGGGCTGCTGCTGCGGGGCGATCACACGGTTCATTACGGCAGACCAGATGGCCGGCATCCCGGGATGCGTGAGTCGGCCGAGCGGTACGGGCTGCGCGATCTCGGGTGCCCCGCCCGTGATCAACGACAGGTCGGAGAGCTGAAGCGCGGCGGCGAGGCGCATGAGCAGAGTGTGCGAGTCGAGGTCCCGCTGTCCTGACTCGATCTTCTTAAGCCAGTCCGATCCGCGACCGCACAGGCCCGCCAGCACGGTACGCGACATGCCCCGCGATTCGCGTAGGACCTTGATTCGTTCGCCGACGGCCAGGTCTTCGGGGATGCTGAGGTCTCCGGGGATATCCACTGGTGCCCCTTCCTGTCTTCGCGTACGGCCAGAGTACGACCGCCCTGTGATCGATGGGGAGACAGCAGAAAACGCCCCGCCCTCCCGGAGGAGAGCAGGGCGCCTGTACGTGCAGGATCAACGGTAGAGAGCGATCAGGCCGGTAGCGCTGCCGGCCACCCCGGCGAGGACGCCGAGGGTGGGCAGCGGCCAGCGTCCGCGTTCGAGGACACGGAGGCGGGTCTCATGGTCGGCGACGTCCCCGCGGATGTCGGTCGTCTCTCGGAGAACCTCATCGAGCTTGTTCTCGATGCGGTCGACGGATCTGCCCAGCTTCTGTACCTCCCGGTACATCTCCCCGATACCGATGTGGACACCGGGATCGTGCTGCGCGGTCACCGCAGGCCAGTCCTCGGGGTGTGCTTCGCCTTCCACCCGGCCACGAAGGTGACCGCGGTCGGGACGAGCGCGAGGACGAACGGGGACAGCCCGTCCGGCAGGAACTCGACCAGGCGGGCGTTGTCCTGGACTGCGGCGAGGACGGCGAGGAGCCCGGTCGAACCGAGAAACGCCGCAGCGGACGCGACGGTGACCTTCTTCTCTACAGGTGCAGCCATGGTGTTGCTCCGTTCTGCTGAGGGGGCGTCACTTTCGCGATGCCCCGAAAGTGAAAATGCTTGTCGGTTTGCGGACAGCCGCAGGATGAGATCAGACGCTGGGGACGCGGAGCTTGTCCCAGCTCGTCTTGCCGGGGATGCCGTCGGCGTCACTGCCCGAGTAGCCGAGCTTGCGCTGCCAGGCGGCATACGAGTTGCGGTCCGCCTCGGACCAGTCCGGGCTCGGGCCGACCTTGTACCGGCCGCAGCCCTCCGCCACCAGCCGCTTGCCCATCGCCGTGACGATCGCGCTGCGGCGGCCGGCCGCGAAGAAACCGGCACCGGGGAACGGCTCGTACTTCGCCGGGGGCTTCGGTACGGGCGGCTTGGCCGGGGGCTTGGGCTTCCCGGCGGCGAGCCGGACGGCCACCCGCTCGCGCATGGAGTCCATGGTGAAGCCGCGCGGGTCGATCTTGCCCGGCTGCCACTCCTTGTGCCCTATCACCGAGCGGTGGGTCCAGCCGTGCGCCCGGCAGATCGCCGCCGAGGCCTTCTCGATCGCCTCCAACTGGGCAGCCGGCCACGGGTCCGTCCCATTGCCCAGGTTGATGGCCTCGAAGCCGTAGAAATAACGGTTGCCGTCGGTGTTCACCTCGTTGGCAGCCGGCAACGCGCGCTCGTCGACGACGGCCTCGAGGACGTCGTCGTCCCCGGAACCCGCGTGATTGGCCCGGCCGTTGCCGACCAGATAGACCGTCCCGTCCTTGGCGATCACCCCGTGGCACAGCGGACCCGGCAGCGTCGAATGACCGTTGTAGCAGAGGTCGACAGAGGCCCCCGTGCCCTCAGTGACCGTGTGATGGATCATCACCCCGTGCAGCGGCCCCCACGGACCCTTGTGGTTCCGGTTGTGGGTGCGCCAGCTCCGGTGCTCCACCACGGTCAGGCCCTCGTCCTTGAGGGCTTTGAGGAGTTTCTCAGCGGTGAGCGGTGTGGCCATGTCAGCTCTCCGCCCAGATGATGCGCGTCGCGCCGACGTGGCAGTGCACTGCCACGGCATCCGCCAGGGACAGCCACGCCACGGTGCTCGGGTGCTCGCCGCGCCAGCGGATCGCGACGGTACCGTCCGGCCAAACGACGCCGTCGGCCACAGTGCCGGTGCCGGAGACGCCAGTGATGTCGATGTCGCGCTCCAGCGTGAACAGCCGGGGCGGCTGGGAACCTTGCTCAGGCATGTGCCCTCCCAGGGCATAAGGAAAGCCCCGGCCGGTGGCTCGGGGCTCGGGGTGCGGGTGGGTCAGGTGATGGACTGGGCGCCGGCCACCGTGGCGGCGGCGCCGATGTCCTCGATGTGGAGGCTGGCGGGGGTGCCTGCGGAGGCGGCGATCAGGATGTTGTCGCTGCCCCAGTCGCGGAGGAGGGATACCGCGAGGGCGGCCGTGATGTCCGTGCCGGTGGTGTTCGTGGCCACTGTGGAAAGGTCCACGTTGAAGTTCCGGCCGGATGTCGAGGCGAACGCGGGGACGTCCCACCATTCTCTGACCATCGTGCCGGACACGTTGGTTTTGCGGAGGCGGAACCGTCCGCCGTTGTTGGCGGTGCCGTTCGACTGAAGGAGCCCCCGGAAGCTGATCCGGTACGCGCGGCCGGTCCTGAATACCACGCTGCTGCTGGTCAGGAACACGGTCTCCGTCGTGATCGGGTCCGTATTTGCTGTGATGACGGCCCAGTCGACGGTGTGCGGTGTGGTGTCCCGCAGCTTCTGGGCGGTGATCCGGTTTCCTGCGAACCAGGCCATGGGGGGCTCCTCAGAGTGCGACGATCGTGGGGACGGCCAGGCGTACGTCCGTCCCGGCCGGGTGGCTCTTGACGATGCCGTTGACGGAGCGGTCGACGACGAATCGCTGAGGTCCGCTCACGGCGAAGTCGGCCCACGCGCCCATGACGGGCAGCGTGTTGGTGTTGGAAGTGGACAAAATCGACCGCGTGCCGATCTGTCCGGCCGCGGTCAGAGAACTGTCGGTAGCGCTGACGGTCCAGGCCGGGGGTTCCACCACCGAGGTCAGCCAAGCTTTTGCCCGGAGCTGGGTGCCGGTGATCTGGAGCCGGATCGCGAAGCGTCGGCCGGCGGCGTGGGTCAGGCCGGTGATGGTGCCGCCGCCGAGCGACGTCTCCGTGCCCGCCAGGCGCCGCCGCAGGGTGAGCGCGACGGCCTGCGAGGTCGTGAACTCCAGTCTGGCCAGGTAGCTGTTGCTGGTGTCGGCATACCGTCCGACGAGGGCCAGGAAGTGCGACCCGCCAGCGGCCAGGGCGTCCGTTGAGACCGTGGCGGTCAGGTCGACGTCGGCGGCCGGGGCGCTCATCAGCGTGTAGCGGGAGACGTTGACGCTGGTCTGCGCGACCAGGCCGTACCCGGTGTACGCGTCCCGCACGGCCTGGGCGTAGGCGTAGAAAGCTGCGGTCCGCTGGCCGGACTCCCGCATCGCGCGGCTGAGGTCGCCGTTCGGGAAGAACGCCTGTCGCTGTGCCCGGCTCATTTCCAACTGGACGCCCGTACCGCTGGTGGTCTTGTTGCAGATGTTGTCCGGGTCGGTGCCTGCGATCTCGCTCGGCGCGGTGACAACTGCGAACCCGCGCGCCTCCAGCAGCTCGGCGACCCTGTCGACGAGGACGGCGTCCAAGCCGCCGAGCGCGGTCTCTTCGACTCCGGCCGTGCCGGTGAATCCGTGGAAGGACAGGCAGCGGCGGGACGCCTGGACCACGCCCAGGCCCATGGGCTCGTCGTACACCGTGCTCGTGAGGTGCAAGTCGACATTGTTGGCGGACTTGAGACCGGCGAACTCGAAGTACGCCATGCGGCTGCCGGCGACTTCGCGTGCCATTTCCCCGCTGCCTGCTTCGATGCCGCCCCCGTGGATCGCGATGCTTGCCCACGTCGCCCCGGCCGGCGTGACAGCACTACGGGAGTAGTCGACTCCTTCGACTTCGGCAGCGGCGAGCGCCGCGTAAGAGGCGTACTTGTCAGCCATCACGCCCCCTGCACGCTGTAGTTGGCGGCCGTGCCGCCGGTGGTGGTCCAGGTGTGGCCGGACGTGGCCGTGCCCCACCCGTTGGTGACGGTGCGGTCGAAGGTGTCCTCGATCTGCGCGGTGATCCGCGAGACGGTCATGACCTCGCCCCCGGCCCGGATGTCCATGGGCATATCGGCGGGGTCGGTGGTCCAGCGCGGTCCGGCGGTGGCGGTCACCATCAGCGTGGTGTCGTCGGCGTCGGCCGGCGCGGCGAGTTCGGACCCGTCGGTGTCCGCCCGGCCGTAGTCGGGGTCGTCGACGATGCCGACGGCCCAGGGCTGGCCCGGTGCGCAGTTGAACGTGATGGTCCACCGGGTGGCGCTGATCTCCTCGGTGTAGCCGCGGATGATCAGGTCAACGTCGTCGGGTCCGTGGTCCGCGGGCAGACCGGTGAGGCGGATGAGGTCGCCGACGTCGGCCCGGTAGATCGCGTTGACCAGGGCGTAGGCGCGGGGGTTGCCCAGGTCGACTGTGATCCGGGTGTAGCGGAGGCCGTCGTAGGTGCCCAGGTGCAGGCGCCACCAGGCGTGGTCTGCGGTCTGGTCGTCGGCGGCCAGCGACAGGGTGCGGCTGATGTCGTACCGGCCCACGCCCGCGGGCGGGTCGAGCACGGACATGCGGCCGGAGTCGAGGACGGCATTGGAGAAACCGCCGCCGTCCCGCTGCACCGTGATGTCGTTCTCGGTGAGCTTGTCGTCGTCGATCGGCCGGAACGGAGCGCTGACCAGCCCGGCCGCGAAGTTCAGGACGAAGGCGGGGGGCTGGTTGTACAGGGTGGTGCGGCTCCGGTACACGAGCGCGGTGGCGTCTCGCTGTTCCAGCATGTACCCGAGGTCTGTCTCGGCGATGGACGCGAAAGCGTCCAGCAGTTTCGCGGGTTTCTGGATGCCGAGGGGGGTGTCCTCGTCCGGCGGGCCCATCAGGTAGGCGGGGATGCCCTGCTCGGCCGCCAGGCGCAGAACTCGGCCGCCAGCCGGCTCGCCGGGGAAACCCATGTACGCCTGGTACGTCGCGGCTGCTGTGGGTCCGGAGGGGCCCCAGCAGGTGACGTAGCCCGCCGACAGGGTGTCCGAGGAGTTGGTCAGGTCCCACAGGAGACCGACGCGCCCGATCCCCTTTCCGGTGACCTCCTCAACGCCGCCGGTGACGGGCGTGCCGTCAATGTAGAGCGTCCACGCCGTGTTGCCGGGGCTCACGGTGGTGGAGATACGGATGTGGTGCGGTCGCTCGTCGTAGATGCCCGGGGCCGTGACCGTACCGAGGAACGCGGTCGAGCTGCTGTCCCCGCTCTGGGACTCGCGGAAGATCAGGATGTGGTCGAACTCGGTCTGCATGAGCAGCAGCCAGGTGTTGCGGGGATCGGTGTCCGTACCACGCCCCAGGTCCTGTACTTCGATCCATTCGTTCACACCGCGGCCTGCCCGGAACACGTCGACGCTCCAGCCGGCCGAGGACGCGGCTGGCGGGGTCATGTTCAGGGTGCCGAAGGAGCCGGTGGGGAAGTGCGCCACCGGTTCGATCCAGTCCCCCAGTTCGCCCCGGGCCCACTCCGGATCGGCTCCACTGGCCACAGGCATCGCCGGGCGGCTGCCGAGCAGGGATGCGCCCTGGGTGGCCTGGGCGCCGTCGGTGAGCGGCCAGCACTCCAGCAGCCCGGGCGCCCGCTGGATGAACCGGCGCAGCGCGCTGTCCAGCGGCTTGTTGCCGGATCCGAGGCGGCGCATGATCCCCGCGGGGGCGATCGCCGTGGTGACATCCGCGCCGGACAGATCGCGGGAGGGCGGCCAGGCGGGGACCTCTCCCACCATCCGTGTGTGCCGGTTCGACAGGGCTGCGGTGCCCGAGAGGGTCCAGGCGTGGCCGGTCGCATCGGTCCAGGAGGTGGCGCCGGCCGCGGCCTGGGTGACCGGGTCGGCGTCGACGACGAGTGCGCCGTCGATGCCGTTGTAGACGCGCAGCCCGTACACCCGGCCGCGGAGCCGGTCCAGGCCGGATGTCCCGTCCGGGGTCAGGGAGACGACGTTGTCTCCGATGTACAAGGGCGCGCTGGCGTTGAACAGGGAGGTGGTCACGGCCGAGACGACCGGGGCCCCGAGGGCGGTCCAGGGGCCGTCCATGGTCGGGCCGGTGAAGAACGTGGTCGTACAGCCGGTGTTGCCGTTGTCGACGTCCAGCGTGGCCCGTACGACGAGCCGCTGCCCCGGGTAGGCGGGCACGGGGGCGGTGGCCCGCGCGTAGCGGGTCGCCGCTGGGGCCCCGGTGGGCGACCACACGACGTACAGGCGCCCGTTCTGTCCCAGCTCCAGTGCCCAGTGCAGATGCCCGCCGGGTGCCCACCGGATGGCGAGCATCTGCGGGGACAGCCAGGTGTCCAGGGCCGCGTCGAGACGGACGTCGATGTCGCCGAGGATGTCCAGGCCGGGGCCGTCCGGCGTTGATATGGAGTAGATCCCGGCCGGGCAGGCGAGGTGCGGGCCGCCCGCGCGGACGGAGAACCGCCAGCCCGTGTTGCGGCCGATCTCCCCGTAGAGATCCGAGAGAGGGTCGCGCGGGCTGTAGCGGCCGTGGCGGTTGTTGAGTGTCGCGGTGGCGGCGCCGGGGTCGGTCCGGTTGCCCTCGGACGACACACCACGGGTGATCGTCACCGGGTCCGACTCCCGCATGTCACCGCTGATGTTGTTCCACTGGCCGCCGTAGAACAGCTCTGTGGTCCGCGGGGGCGGCAGGCTCACCACGATTCAGTCCTCCCCTGCCAGTCGTGCGACGCTGCCGCCCGCTCGGTTGCGGACGACAGCCCGGAAGAAGTCCACGAACTCACTGTCAGCGCCCACGAATTCGAGGACGACGCGCTGCTCACTGCTGCCGCCGGTGGAGCGGACGGCGCCGGCCACGCCGCGGAGCATCCCGTCCAGCCGGGACAGGGGCAGTACGGCCTCTTGCTCGGGGCCCTCGCCGATCATGGCGAGGGTGGGCCCGGTGGTGATGCCGCCCTCAGCCAGGTACGGGATGTCCGGCGTGCTGAGGGTGACGGAAGGGATGCCAACGCCCATGATCGACCCGCCGCCGATCGTGAACGACAGGCTGTTCCACTTCCAGATCACGAAGTTGATCGCGTCGGCAAAGGACGCCTTGATCCCGTCCCACATGCCGGCAGTAGCGCGGGCGATGCGACCGGGCAGTCCGGTCAGCCAGGCGATGACCTGGTTCCACCAGCCGGAGATCATCCCGGGGATGGACCCCATGGCGCCCGCGGCGGCCATGATGCCGCCGACAGCCGTCGCGACCTTGCCGGTGACCCAGTCCCAGGCCGCGCCCGTCTTGGCCGTCACCCAGTCCCATGCAGAGCCGAGCTTGCTGGTGATCCAGTCCCAGGCCGTACCGAGCTTGCCGGTGATCCAGTCCCAGGCGTCCCCGGTGGCCGCGGCGATCTCGTCCCAGTAGACCGCGATGAGGACGATGGCGGCGATCAGCGCGATGATCCCCGCGACGATCCATGTCCCAGGGAACGCCCACAGAGCCGTGTTCCAGGCCCATTGGGCGATGGTGGCGATGGCGATGGCGGCGGCCAGGCCGAGGACGACGGGCACGAGGATCTTCAGCAGGGTCGGGTTCTCGGCGAAGAAGTCAGCAACGGCCCCCAGAGCGGGGGCGAGGAGTTCGCCGAGGGTGGTGGCCAGGCTCCGCCAGATGCTGTTCAGGGACTGTGACGCTGCGACGGAGTCGGTGACTTCCTTTGCCGCGCCCGCCACATCGTCCAGCCCGTTGGCGGCTGCGGCGCCGTCGGCGGACAGGGCCAGGAGGGTGTTGCCCATGTCCTCACCCGGGCCGCCGAAGAGAGCGGCTTGCAGCGCGGTCCGCTCGGTCTGGTTGTCGACCCCCTTCAGCGCGGTGACGATGTCGTCGAACGCCTTGGTGCCCTGGCCGGTGTTGACCTGCTTCTGAATGTCGGCGACGCTCAGGCCGAGGTCCTTCAGCGGCTCCTCGACTGCTTTGGTGTCCGCCAGCCTCAGCGACAGCTCCTTGATCGCGTCGCCGACCTTGTCGAGCTCGAACACGGGGTTCTTGGCGGCCTCGGCGAGCAGGCCCATCATGTCCGGGCCGGTGAAGCCGAGCTGGTCGAAGAACTCGCCGTACTCGTTGGTGAGCGCGGGGATTTCTTCCCTCAGCTTCGCCGGGAGTTCCTGGGCGGCTGCTGTCAGCAGGTCGAAACCCTCGATGCCGTCCTTCACCATGCCCGTTTTGATCAGCGTGCCCACGGCCTGGGTGCTCTCGGCCACGTCGAACTGGAAGGTATCGGCGAGCGCGAGCGCTGACCGCGTCATCTGGTCCAGCTCGGCATCGGTGGCCTTGCCCATGCCGCCGACGCTTGAGACAACCGCGCCGAGAGACTCGTTGACCTCGTCGATCGACTCGCCGAACCCAGCGGAGAACACCGCGCCCGCGGTGTCACCGGCGCGCTCGGCCTCCGCCTCGCTCAGATCGAGCTGGTTGGCGAGCCTGGTGTTCGCGGCCGACGCGTCCATCGCGTTCGTCAGGCCCGCGATGAACAGGCCGCCCACCGCGGCGCCCGCGACGGCGGCACCGGCCCCCGCGCCGCCCAGGGACTCACCGATCCCGGCCGCGGCCTGGTCGGCGTCCGCCGCCGCCTGCCCCGCGGCGTCGCCCACGCTGTTGAGGGCGGCCTCGGCATCGTCGGCGACCTGGACCAGGTCCCGGCCGAGACGGTCGCCCGCATCCCCGACCCCGGCCAACGACCGCTCGACATCGTCCGCGGCCCCGGCGGTGCCGGCGGTCAGGTCCCGGGTGTCGATGCCGACACCGACCAGCAGCTCATCCAGCATCTGTGCTCGCACGGTCACCTCCGATGGTGTGGTCGGTGCCGCCGAAGCGCGAGTTCATCGCGCGGACCGTGGCGAGCATCTGCTGCCAGTCCGCCGGCGCGCCCCGGTCCCACTTGGGCAGGAAGTCCTTCGGCTGGGCCTTGGTGCCTTTGCTGCGGGCCGTGTTGGCGACCGTGGCGGCGAGCATCGCGACCAGGCCGTCCAGACGTTCGCCGCCGATCAGGCCGGTGACGTTCTCGTACGCCATCCACTCGGTGAGTTCGGCGGAGGAGTGGGTGCGCAGCAGCTCGGCGACGCTGATGTTCTTGGCGAGGGCTAGCCGGAAGTAGAAGCGCTGGTGGGCGTCGTGCCGGATTTTCCCTCGGCGTCCTTGAGCGCCTTCTCGTCCAGGCCGGACAGCCGCTTGGCAATGTCGGCCAGGCGCTCCAGCACCTCGCCGTTCTTCGCCCCGAGCTTCTTCACGGTCGCGTCGTTGTAGAGGCGGCGGAAGTTCTCGTTGACCAGGCAGTGGGAGAGCAGCTTGGCGTACTGGTCGGCGAGGTCGATCGTGCGGGACTTGCCGCCGTCGCCGATGACCAGGATCGACTTCTGGTAGGCGTTGCGGGCGGTGCCGGACATACCCAGGATGCGGACCGTACCGTGCCACTCCGGTACGGGGACGTCCTCCCATTTCCGGTCGTCGGCGGCCTCGATGTCCTCGACCGTGAGCAGCTTGTCCATCGGGTGTACCTCGGTTTCTTCGTGCGTGCGGGGGTCAGGAGAGGGTGGGCTTCCCGGCGACCTTGAAGGTCAGGGACGCGGAGAGCTTGTCGTCGACCGGCGCGGACGGTTCGAAGCCCGTCATGATGCCGGGGACGGTCCATGTGGTGGCGGCGGGGTCGGGGAAGACGATCTGGTAGTTGCGCGGGTCGTCGTCCTCCAGATCGGCCACCAGGGAGTCGTGGACGGCGGGGTTGTAGTTGACGTCCACGGACACGTCGCCGCCATCGATGAGGCCGCCGATGAACTCCATGTAGCGGTCCGGGGAGTCGTGGGCGGTGACGTCGATGGTGTTCCGGGACAGGCCCGGCCCCGTCAGGTTGGTGATGTTCGCGATGGCGGTGAAGACCTCGGGGTCCGCGCCGTCGCCGCGCTTGAGCTGGACGCCGTAGCCGTCGATACCGGCCAT